ATTTCACTTGGAAATTTATTATCTGCCATTGTAACCTCCGATTATTTTGATTCGGAAACAGACGCTTGTCTATAACCTGTAACTAACTTCTTAATTTCACCGATAGCTTTTCTAGCTCTACCACCAGCTGCTTTTGTACCCTTATCTGAAAATACTGAATGATTTTCTTCAAATTGTTCGAATAATTCTTTTATTTCACTATATAATTTGTCTGTTGACATATTTATACCTCCGTTGCTCGCCTGAACCACCCCAAGAAAAACTTTTCTTGTTCTGGTTTAGCTGTTATTAAATCCACATAGAACTTAACTCGATAAGCTCTAACTCTGTCTAGTTCTACACCTTTAAGTGCTCCGATTGTTGCTGGTCCTAAACCACCATCAACATCTATATTTTTACCTTTGTTATTTGCAGCTCTCTGCAATACTTTAACTGCAGTTCTTTTACCCATATTAACACACATATCAAAATAGATATGCCATAAATTTTGTGGAAGTGATTCAACTTTGTTTCTATCCCAATAATCTTTTTTATAGATTTCTGATGCTTTTTCTATTGTAAGTTCTTTAATATTTAATTCTGGATAGAATCTTTTGGTAATCCCGTATTTAGTTTCACCACCTAAATCTTTGGGATCATTAACATAACCACCTTCGTGTTTTAAAACTTGTTCAATTATTTCATTAAAACTTTTCATATAACCTCATATATAATTCATATATAAATATATATAAAATAAAAAAACCCTCAATATTTTTATTAAGGGCTTTTTTTTAATACTTATAATCTATATATTAGAATTGTAAGATAGCGTAATCATATTTTAATGTCAATGTTATTTCTGCTGGATCACTTGAACCCCAATCCATATCACCAAAATTAGCATTTTCAATAAAACAACCTTTTAAAGTCCACTCTTCAACTATATCACCTACAGGTCCTAATACATTAAAAGTAACATCTTTTTTATAGAAATCTGAATATCCATCTCTACCAGTAACGGATTCGTGTCCTAATCTAATCCACTCCATTACTGCTTGTGCTGCTGAAGGAACTATTGGATCATATAGAGTTACCTCTATAGGTTGCCACTTACCTTTTCCTTTAACATATCTTGTTACATTCATATGTTCTAATACTACTTCATCGAATTGTATTTGAGGTCTGTTCATAGCCTTTATAACATGACTTGGAATGCCGTCAATATTCATTATAAATCTATTTTTTAATTTTGGCTCAAACTGAGTAAACATTATTTCATTTGGGCTTATAAGCTCTGCCATATCTATTCTCCTAATGATTTTAATAATTTATCATTATTAATCTTTTCATATATAAATATCAATAACTGATAAAAAAGAGCCAATAATTTTTATTATTGGCTCTTTCTTAAACTATTATTCTGGGAATGTAGCTCCAGTAGGTTGTACTGTGAAATCTAATACCACAAACTCAGCAGTTCTTGTAGGTTGTAAGAATAATTGTCCATAAAGGATATTCCTATCTACAACATCTGGTGTGTTATTAGTATCATCCATTACAACTTTAAAGGCTGATAATCCACTATTAGATTGTACTTGTTCTAAATAAGGATTAACTACATTTAAGAATTTCTTTCTTGTAGCTGGACTGTTTTGTTCAAATACAAGGAATCTTGATGTTGAAGCTATAAATTTCTTAACAGCTATCATCAATCGTCTTACATTTACTCTATCAAGAGCTGATGATTTTTTCTGTAATGTTTTCTGACCCCACACACAAACCCCTTGTCCAGGGAATGTAGCGATTGGATTAACATTTGCATCATACAATGTATCACGATTACCTTGTGTTAGTTTTCTTTCAGCTTGAACAGCCACATCAATTCCACCACGATTCAAACCAGCTGGTGCAAACCATGGATGAGCTACTTTGTCATTGAAAGCATAAATACCAGGTATCACTACTGAAGGTGGAACCCATATATTTCTACCCAACTCATTTTCAGGTACTTGAACCCAAGGCCAATACATAGCTGCAAAGTTTGAATCATAAGCTTCTGCTTCTGTAGTAGCCTGTGAAATGGTTGAACCATATGCAACTGGATCTACAACTGTGAAAGCATCACCTCTATCTTCACATACTTGAATAGCTTTATCTACAATAGCACTAGGACCAGTTATACCTTGAATAACACCTGGAATCAATATCATATTGATATCATATTCATCTTGATTTGACATCAAGTTTAATGCATTAAGGTAAGCTTGGTGTCCAGTTTGTCCTACAGTAAGATTTAAACCTTGAACATTAGCAGCTGTTGTTATTTTGTCATAAAGTCCATCTCCAATACCAAAAGCTGATACATCTCCATCACTTCCGCCTCCAAATGAACCATGTTGTGAACCACTACCAACTGCCGGTAATGAACCTGAAGCTGAACTAACTCTGATTTGTCCATTTTCGTCTAAATAATCAATTGTATCTTTTACTGCAGATACTCTAATATATTTTGATTTATTTGGGTAATCTCCAACATTTTTTATGTAATATCCATCATCCGATTTAAATTGTTGATCTACATCTCCAATTACCTTTGAAATATAGTTTTTCTGATTTGGATCTAATGATAAATTACTCCAAGTTTCTAATACCTGTTTTCTCTTAATTGTATCATTACCAGATCTAACTAATAATGTAAATGTACCTTTTGAGTTATTTACATTACTAATCTCATACCTAATTTGATCTTTAGTTCCACTAGGTATTATATTATTTGTTGTTGGTAATAAACCTTTATCTACCAAATTATTTGATGCTGAACCATGTGTCAAGGTATGAATTTTAAATGATTTTTCTGCTACAGATCCAACTGATGCTGAAATTGAAGCTGAAGAATCAGAAAAATTACCTGCCAATGTTCTAACTACAGTCAAACGACCGGAATTTTTTAAATAGTTTTGAGCAGTTGTTGAAGTGAGGTAATTATAAGTAGAGCTACCACTTTTAAATGTTGAACCAAATTTTTCTTGAAATTCACCATAAGAACTTACAACAGTTGGTACAAGTGCTGGTCCTTTTACAGTAGGTCCTATAACTACAGCTCCTATTTCTCCAATAGCTGCAGGTAGAAAACTCTGGTCTATTTCATTTGTAAATACACCAGGTGAAATTATTTTTTCTGCCATTGATTTTCTCCTAAATTAACGTTAATTTTATAAGGGATATGTCCTTTGAATTTTTTACGCATAAATTCATATATAAATAGTTTATATATAGCTCAAACGCAAAGATTAATTTTATTTATTATTAAATTATTTCTACTTGTTGGGGATAAATACTTCGTTTTCTATATCTAGTGTACCACTTCCGTATTTTTTATTGAGTTCGTCAACAAACTCTCTTTCTTCTTTTTGGGTTGCTAAGAATTGTGAATTTAATTCATCTTCTGCACCTACAAGTGCCTCTTGTTGTTGACTTAGTTTAATTAATGAAACTCTAATTTGACCGATACCTTGTTGTATCTGTAAATATTTTGTTTGCATATTTTTTACTTTATCTATTTCTTCTTTTGCAAGTTTTGTATTTTCTGACATCTATATAACCTCCGTTGTTATGTTTTCGTATATAAATATATATAAGTTTATTTAAAAGTTGATTTTTTTTTGTGATTTTTATTGGGATTTGAATCTATATCTCATAACGTTTATTTGACTTCTGAATCTGTTGCATCACCTTCAAATCCAAATACCACTTTTGATGGTGATAATGTTTTCTTTAAATTTGATATTTTATTTGTTACTACAGAATTTGTATATTCAGGTAATAAATAAGCTTTTACCAATAAACTGAAATTTGATTTGATAAACCTTTCCGAATTTTGTGCCATTTCAGATGCATCTGATATACTTTCTAATTTACTTAAAAATTTATGTTCTGAAGATTCACCCCAATAAGTATTGTTATGTTCTATAAACTCCTCAACTAATGGATTCATCTGTGAAATGAAATTTGTCCAAAGTATAAATTCATATGTTACATTAACATAGTTTGGTGGTGTAGTAACAAGGTTTTCTATTATGGGTTTTTTTCCTGTTTGTACTGAAAATCTATCATATTGATTTTTCTTTGACCATTTTGAGTTTCTAACTACATCGGAATGTTGTCTTTGTACATCGTGTTCCATTCCACCCATCATTTCATTTCTATCCACACTAACTCTTTTCATCATTATTAATGGTAATTGTATAGCTCCATTTTTATCCATTAATACTCCTCTTTTTCTAGCAGATTTCCATCTTTCTTCATTACCATATATAATAGGTACATTATAAATTTCATTTGCCTCTTTTACATAAGGTCTGATAACATTTTTTACATGTGTGAGAATAGAAGTATCAACATCTTGTAATGATACTGCATAATTTTTATCTAAACTTTTACCTGGAAGTATAGTTCGTTTGTGATTTCCTGTACGAACATTTACATCTCTTGTAGATACTTGTTTAGCTCTATTTTGTGTTTCTTTTCTTAATGCTTTATTTGTTACTGGTTTAACGGCCATTTCGTTTCCTCAATGCTTTTAGTTTATCTTTTTTAGTTTTAACTTTACCTTTAAATTCTTGTGATTTAATAGAACTCATATCAGCTTTACCAATTGCAATCTCTCTTTTTATATCTACTTCAACTGCATCAGTACCTGTTTGACTTCCAGCTGGTATATTATCTAACTTATTCATCAACTTACCCATAAGTTGTTCCATTTGCAAATTACCATTTGCATCTGGTACATAAGTATGTTTTTTTTCACCATAAATATTTGTATCATCATCCTCTTTTATATTCCCACTCACTTCAACTTCTTGTTTAGGTTTTAAAGTTTCAGGATTAAAATTAGGGTTTGATGTATCAAACTTTGAAATCTTTTTTCCTATGATTTTTTGAACTGCCATAATTCTCCCTTAAGCTACTATGTTACAACCCATATCTTTAGTGACACAATTTGTATTACCCCATTGACCACCATCAACAAATCCGGCATCATTACCTGTATCACAATCTACTGATACGGAACTACCTCCACAATCAATTAACCAATTGTCGACTGAATGTCCTCCACCATTATTAATTGAGTTTGGTATTGCATGTATGTTACCACCAAATCTATCATACTTATCATGTGGTGTATTTATATGTCTAGCTCCTGCCATAGCTTGGCCATTATGTGTATGATATGGTTGATTTGCTGGAACTTGTTGTCCTGTTCGTTTATTCCTAAATTGCCCACCTCGTGTTCTTAAATTGTTTCGAGTACCACCTCCTGTATTATTCCCATTACCTGAGTTTGGTATTGCAGGTATACCACTTGGATGACTGTGTGCACCAGCCTCACCAGTATTTCCTATCAATGAAGGGTGATTGGACTGATAGGGGCTACTTTGATATATACTATCAGGATTACTTTGTCCCTGATTAGTTCCACCCGTAAAATTCTGAGTTGTGGAAGCCATATATCCACCTGGACCAACCGTACCTCCCTCTGGACTATTAGTCGAAAACTGATGATAATGTGCGTTAGCTGGATGCGTATGTGCTGGAACTTCACCATGATGCATTCTTCTTGTAGAAGGTCTTCCACCATCATTAGTTACTCCATTCATATCACATTCATGACAATCACCACCATAAATTCCATTTATGTCAGAACACCTATTTCCATCTGCCACATAATATGTTCCTCCAAAACAACTTATACAATCTTCTGTAGTACAATGCATTTATATTCTCCTTACCCAACTCTTTGTTCTATTTGTAAACTTGAGTTTCTAACTCTATGAGCTGTTACTTTTATTTGATGTTTAAAATTTTGATGTCCTGCTACTAATTGAGGTTCTGTAACCCCATTCATTTCCCAATAAAATCCGTTCCAATCAACTATATCACCAACTTCAGGATAAAAATTTGCTTCAACCAAAGTTGTTCTGTGAAAATACATTTCCATTGTAGCGTTAACATCTGTTCCAAATTCAGTTAAATCTACTTCAGGTTCATCAAACTGAATTAAACAATTAACTCTGAATCCTTGATCATAATATTTTGTTGATGATTCACCATAAATATTGTCATCTGTATTTTCAATAGTTATTTTATAAATATCTACAGTCTGACCAACTATTTCATCAATCAACTCTTCGTTCATTGAATCAATTAAATCAATTTCTTTCTGTGGTATAAAAAATGGTTTATTTGCCAAAATTATTCTCCATTAAGCTACTATGTTACAACCCATATCACGAGTAACGCATCCTGTATCTCCAAATGATCCTCCGTCAGTATAACCTGCATCATTACCTGTATCACAATCTACTGATACGGAACTACCTCCACAATCAATTAACCAGTGGTTGACTGAATCATGTTCATCATCACATTTTGTGCAATTAAAAGTCCAATTATTTAAATTTTGTGCTACATATGAAGAACAACACTTTCTATGAATTTTCATATAACCTGGAATAGAAAAATTGGTATCTCTTTTATATATTTCTACTGCATCCAAATAAGATAAAATTTTAGCTTTCATTGTAGTTGATGAAATACCCATCTTTATGGATGCTTTATTAATCAATGACTGTTTACTATTAGCTGATACTAACATCGAACCACCTACAACTTTTGTATTATGATTATTCATATTAACTTTTTTGGATTTTTTATATCTATTCATTTTGATATTTATCCTATATATATTCCAAGTGGTGCCTTAGATAAAACTTGTTGATTTGCATCAGCCACTTCTTGTTCAGCTACGGCTCTTTCCTTCAATGATACAGATTCTAAGAAAGTATTCATTTCATCTAACAACTGTGTTTTTTCTTCTCTACCTTCTGCCTTTAAAGCTTCACCATCAAGTGAAACTTCACCATTTGGTAAAGGCATTGAAGCGTATTTACTTCTGATGATTCCAAGTAATTCTTTTGAAAGGGCTAATGTATATTTTCTTATCCATTGTCTGCCAGGAGCATTTATATCTGAATATGTTATGTTGGTATAAGGTGCATTACTTGGATCTGATACTTTACCTTGTGTATATGATCTTGTAGTTGAATTTTTTTCACTTTTTACATAATAATTAAACCATATTTTATCACCAGCATCTCCTGATTTTGGTCTTGGGAATACTCTTAATTTATTATTTATTAATTCAAATGAATATGCTGATTTTCTAATTTTATCGTTTGATTCAATAGCTTGTGCCCTAACTAAATCATGTGACAATGGTCTTAATACAAAAGATACTGCAGGTGATACATTTCCCATACCCAAATTATCCAACATACTTCTCTGTTCAAATGAACCAGCAAATGGGTCATAAAATCTTGTTATAGCTGCTGGACCATAATTAAATACTCTTTGAATTTCCAATGTTTGTGTATTGTGATTAGATCCTTCAAATGTAGCATCATTTGGTAAATCATATACTTGTTGTGAACCTGTTAATGTAATTGAACCTGTAAATAAATTGGTATTACCACCCACACCAACAGCACTACCATATGTTTCTGACAAGTGAACACTCGTTCCCATATTTGGTGTTATGGGATTAAAACTACCCGTTGTCATAGAACCTGATGTTCTATTTTCATTACCATATTGGTCCCATAACCAATTTTTCATATTATATTGATTTATTAATTGAGAATATTCTGATATGGCTTCTTCAAACATAGAATATATAGAACCACTACCAAATTCTAATTGCATAACTGGATGTCCTAATCTACGAGAAACAAATTTACATATTTGTAAACTTTCCTCTACAAATGTATCATCACCATCATATAAACCATACGGTGTAGAACCTGTTATTTGGTTCGTGTTTGTTGGGTCTTCATAAACAAATTGAAATTTATCAGCCATATAATATCTCCATTACTGCATTAATTGCATAATTATTCTCATATATAAATATAAGGCATATAAAAAAAGAGCCATTCAAAGTTGAATGGCTCTTATTTTTTTTACTAACTATGTTACTATGCTTAGATTAAGTTTAAGTCAGAACAGTAGATTTTACCGTAAAACTCTGGCCTTACCATTTTCTTAGCGTATCTAGTCATCACACCTTTTCTTGGAGTGAAGTCAGATGGATCATATACAAGTGGTGTCATAATCAATGGAACATATGGAGCGTAAACCGCACCTGTTTCAAGGAAGTTTGAACCTCTAAATCCAAGTAGTACTATATTTTCAGTAATATATGGATTTTTGTATACTGTGAATCTACCTGAGATAGCACCTATCTTAGTTACACCCATAGCAAACTGATCTGAATCACCATCAGTAGAAGCTGCATATCCTGGAATTGATTCAAGGATTGTAGCTACTTTAGGACCAACTACAACAAAGTTAGCACCACCTCGTAGTGTTAACTGATGTATTGTATTTGATACCTTCTGTATCTTTTCTACTAATGTTTGATACCAATCAAACCTTGTGTATGCTAATTCAGCACCACTGTTAGCTGAAGTATTTGTTACAAAAGCACTTGTGCCTGAATCATATACTTTACCAACTTGAGCTGACCAGTAATCAGTTGTTGTTGCATCTGCAATCAACATATCTAAGATTTCTAAATCAATTTCCATTGAAATATAATCAGACAACATTGATGTTAACTCAGCTTCAGCGTCTACACTATGGTAAGCGTTTAAATCTTGAGCTAACTCAGGTGTCCAAACAGCTTTCAACTTACGAGTTTTAGCTACAATAGCTGAACTATTAAGTTGTAAGTCAATTTCTGGAATGTTTAGGTAATCATTAGTTGCGTTACCTTCTTTATCCTCAAAATCACCTCTTGCTGTAGCAGTTGGTGCTTTTTGATAGAATACATTGTAGTTACCACTAGCGTTACCTACGTTAGCAGAATCTACAACCAATGTTATATTACCACTCGAATCTACAGTTGAGAACTGTTGTAATACAGTCGCGTTTGAAGGTGTTGAGTGTACAATATCCCAAGATCTAACTGATGTTGTATCATGATCTGTTTCACCTAATGAACCAGTTACATACCAAAGAAGGTTAGTTGCACTTGAACTAACATCCGAATCGAAGTTAATTTGTGCTAGTGTTGCTTCGTTTGATACGTGTCCACCAAATGAAACTGATTTAGTTGAACCAGAAACTGTAAAACCAGCTTTACCAGCTCCATATAAACCACCATCTGGAAAAGCTCCAGTTGCACCTTCAGGTGAATTAGGACCAGTTTTACCGAATACAGAATCACCTGATGTAGCATTTCCTCTTGTTGTACCATATTTGTAATCAAGATAGAATACTAGACCAGAAGGTAGATTCATTGGTTGTACTGACACTAACTCTTGTGCCACGATGTTACTAAATACTCTTCGTACTAATGGAAGAGCAACTCCTGACCATTCTTCATCAGACGTACCCGTTGGGTTGACTGATGATGCTTCTGAAATAAGTTGTTTTGCTTGGTTTTCAAGCATAACAGCCATTCCACTTTTTTCAAAGTCCTTATTCAAACCTTCAAGAAGACCAGTTTTTTCCCATTTTCCAACGAGAGCTGCTGCTTCTTCTTTCTGTTTCTTCATAGGACTTGCATCTAATAATGCGTTTTTTACATAATCACTCATGATTATTTTCTCCTATTAAATTATCCGTTAATTAAACCAGCAAGTTTCTTGAACCTGTTAGCAACTTCACTTTCTTCAGAAATTACTTTTGTACTTTCTTTAGAAGGTTTAGTTGATGCGACAGGTGCACTAGCCGATTCTTTAATTGATTTTCTGTTAATTGTGTTATTATCACCAAATTGTTCTGCAAGTGTAGAATAAACAAGTTTAATCTCTCTTGTAGTTTGTGCTCTGTCAAATGTTTCAACCACTTTTAGTTTTTGTCCATTATCAAGTACATATTCTTTAAACAATTTATTTGTGAATAATAACTTAGCGTTTAAAATGTTAACTTCGTGAAGTTTGTCTTTCAAGAAATGAACTGCTTCTTTGTACTCTTTTAATTCATTTTGTACATTTGAAAGCTCAGAACTATCTTCAGAAGAAACAGATTCTTCAACTTCTTCATCATCTTCATCTTCTTCATCTTCTTCTTCTTTTAGTTCATTTTCATCAATTTCAAACTCTTCTTCACTCTCTTCTACAGGCTCTTCTACAGATTCTTCAGCTTCGAATACTTCCTCACCATCTTCAGAGTCAACTTCAGATAATTCAGATTCTAATTCACGGATAACAGCTTCCAGATCAAGATCATCTTCATCATCTTCATCATCCATATCATTTTCATGATAACTGCCTTCGTCAACTTCTTCTTCATCACCTTCTTCTTCACCATCTTCAACTTCAACTACAGTATCTTCAGGTGTTTCAGTAGATTCCTCTACTTCTTCCTCTTCTTCATCTTCTGCTTCTTCCTCTTCAACTACAGGAGTTGAATCTTCTTCAAGATCTTCTTCTTTTAGTTTAGCGGAAAGCATAGATTTCAGTTGAGGTGTGAAAGCTTCTTCTAAAGCCATTTTTGCGTTTTGTAAAGCCGTTTCTCTAACTGCCTTAGCATCTGCAATAGCCTCTTTTAGTAAATCACTCATTGCGATTCTCCTCAATATTATATTATTTTGGAATAAGTTTATTAGGAAACTTAATTATGTTAAGTTATATTTAGACACCATATATAAACAAGAAATGGTGTATTGTAGTTTGTGTATATAAATATATAAATTTATAAAAATCTAATGATTTTTTTGATTTTCTTTTTCTTTTTCTATATTATATTTATTTCTTAATTTTGCTAAATTTCTTTTTTCTCTTTTAATTTCTGATGGCTTTATATAGTAAGCTTTCTTTTTTAAATCCAACATTATATTGGAATCCTTCACTTTTCGTTTTAAAACTTTTAAAGCTCCTTCTACATTATTATTATATACATTTACTGATAACCCTACTGCTGTATCTTTAGGTCTTTTCTTCCTAAAGTTCTTCTTATATGCCATATTAACCTCTTGGATTTAGTTTGTTTTGCATTGCTAATTCGATAAATTTATTATAGTGTTTTGGAAGAATTGATATTACTTGGTCTCCACCTCTTGCTTTTAAAGCTTTAACATCATAATCTTTATCTATTTT